GGCTAACATCCTTGCCTTCTCGCTTGTCTGCTTTGCCATTCTTGTTAGCGTCTTTACCTGTCCTGTCCATTTCACGTCTAGCTTCCTGTCGCGCCATACGACGCCTGAACTCTGGACTATCTACAGGTTTGTTTACTTGTTTCTTTCGATCTGCTTTATTTTTATAAGGCATTTAACTTCTCCCGTTATGTGGACACTCAAGCACCACGCAATGTGCTTTGCATAGCCCGCTGGGGCTAGCGTTCCAAACATCATTATTAAATGCGGTTTCCATATTTACGTAGTCCCGCAACCATTTCTCCCACAACGGCCCTTGGTCATGGGCATTATAGGTACCTGTTATTAATTCATTAGAGACCACAAACAGTAGCCCCCCTCGTACTTTCGTTATGCTCGGGAAGTGTTTGAACATAGCCATCGCCATCAGTTCGAGCTGCCCTTTATCAGCGTACCTAGCACTTTTACCTGTTTTATAATCCACTACCCATGCGGTGTTATCGTCGTCATCTATGATTATTAGGTCAGCAATACCCCGCCACCATACGTCATCCGCAAAGAAGTCGCAGGGTTCTAGGTTCTCAGTCAACCCCATCTTATATTCACACAATTTCCTACCGCGTTTAGAGTTTAGGGAATCTAAACCTTTTGTAGCGTAATCAAACTGTGGCGGCATCGGGGTGCCATCACGTATGTACTCTTCGGCGGCTTCATGAAACGCAGTACCGTAGTACATCGCCTCAGTCTCAGGCTCCGAGTAATCTTTGGATATCTTTAAATGGTAAAACTTCTTAGGGCATTGCTCGAATGCTTTTATCTTACTGAACGACCAAGGTGCGATACTCATTCATTTTCTCCAGACACGAAATCGTATGCGTCTTGTAGTGCATCCATGAGGTGCGGTATCTCTTCAACGCTGAACGTCACCGTATCTAACCGACCGCCTTCCATCTGATTGACCATGATAACCAACTCAGGGTCGTTCCCTAATGAGGCAACCCCCACGGAGCTAATCACCATATCTCGGGCATCTTCGCGTATCGCAGGCTTAGATTTGTAGTGTATATATAACTTGTTCCTATTAGCGTGCTTAGTTCTATGCTCTTCAAAGTCTAGTATCTCAGTCACTCGCAATCTCCATAAGACTTACCTATACCCGACTCACAGTTAACGGGTAGACCATCGGCCCAGTCGGGTGTCCAACGCATACAACTCTCTATATATGCTTGTGCTTCTACTAATTCTGTTTCGGGAACGCAACATACAACGGAATCGTGAACCGTCAAAACAACGCGGTATCGTTTAGCAATTTTTAACATCTGCTCCCCAATAATGCAACGCGCAACCGCTTGGCAGACATTCTCCACGACTTTACCACCGTATATCCTAGTGCGACCCCTACGAGTTTTGTACGTATACTCTGAATCACCCGTAGTTTCATCTTTAGTTAGGGTGAGGTCGTCATACCGCATAAGCAGCCCTGAAGGTAAGCGTAGTGCCGACAGCTTTGGCTCCACATTGAACACATAACTTTTACCAAAATCTGTAGCATTGCCTTGGGCTAGATAAAATAACATGTCTCCAGCATCGCGCCACAGGGCGCTTATCTTATCGTTTGTAGTTCTGTATACCTTTATGATACGACGTGCTTCCGCTATATCCATTGCAAAACCAAGCGATTGCAGTTGATCCTTAAACCTCGCAGCGCCCATACCGTAACCGGCACCAAGGATAGTAGTCTTACCAACGAACCGCTGGTCTTTAGTGACATCTTCTTCCCTGTTGACGCCATATATAGACATCGCCATCTTCTTATAGACATCATCACCAACATTAAATGCCACTGTTAAGTCCTCCTGCCCCGCCAACCATGCAAGTACGCGTGCTTCGATCTGACTTGAATCACAATCAATTAACATGTATCCATCTGGAGCAATCAGACTACGCTTTAGCTTCTTCCCGTTTGGCCCACGGCTGGGCAAGTTCTGTAGGTTGATCTTGTCATCCCCACCCCACCGTCCGGTGTGCGCGGCATAATACCTAACCGGTACAGGTAGTAATCCCCGTTTAGCGATATTGATAAACCGCTGAGTTCTTGTTTCTTCCAGTGTACTTTTCAACCCTAGCCGTGCTGCTACCACTGCTTGCACCCTAAAGTCCTCATGCTCGGACAGCTTCTTAAAAGCTTCATCAGACTTGGCAAATGCGAAGGTCTCCTTACCTGTTGTAGGGCTGGTCTTCATCGGAGGGACAACCCCGAAAGTTGATAACAAGTCTGCGAATTTGGGGTTACTCATCAAACTCTTCCGGTCTGTATTAGCATCCTCTAGCAGCTTATCTTTAATGTCTTTAATATCTTCTAGGTGACTCTCTAGCAACCCTAAATCTAAGTCCAACATAGGTTCGATGAACATACGTAAGGTTAAGTCTATGATTTTTAATTCTTTTTTGGGGAACCCTTTACCCATAATCCCAAAGAGTTTGTAGGTTAACTCGACATCATTAATGCAGTAGTCCCCATACCGACTCAGCTCGTCAGTAGTAAAGCTCAAACGCTTTTTACCAATAGCATCTAAAACTTCGGTACCTTTAGCGCCAATCTTGTATCGTTCGGCCAACGCTTTGAGGCTACCCCCAACTTCCACCCCATGTATAGCGCGGCCAATGCACAAAGTGTCAGCCCACACCCTAGGATGAATATCGAATAGCCAAGATAGTATAGCGCCGTCAAACATTGTGTTGTGAGCCAGCACCACAGCGTTCGCCCAGTTGAAACTATGTAAATACTCTTTAATCTGCCCATGAGTTCCACTCGCCCATTCAGTCGATCCGTTGTTGACCTTTATACCAACGCCGATCACCTCGAATCGAGGGTCACGAACGTAAGCTTCTGTCGTAAGTTTAGTTAGTGAGAAGCTCTTAGAGTAGAACGTCTCGAAGTCTATAGTAATAAGATCCATATCATATCCGGTAACAAGTTTATAGGATGACCACTTAACAAAAATATCGTAAGCCGGTTTCCGTTATAAGTAGGGGCTTCGCACCCCTTCGGTGTCAGTTATACTCGCATTTTGAGTCTGCTTTAACACACTGGAAAGGTCGGACTATTTTTATTGGTTCGCTATCTCACCACCACAGGCGAAATATCCTGCACCATCCACCCAGTTATCAACATGCTGGGGGTTCTGCTTGATCCTAGCTACCTTTAATAGCGCCATCATTACTGCAACATCAGTAGCAGTTAACGTGGTACCCGTATGCAATGACCAATACCCAGCGATCCGCGAGAAGTTATCCTCTGCATCGCCGTGGTCTGCTTGTCTATCCCTCGTGATGTACGATTTGGCGGTATCTAGGATGTGGCTCCTTGTTGCTACCGGCGTAGGGGGTAAATCCTTATTATTTTTATAACTTGTTTCTACTTCGGCACTTATTCCGGTAGCAGGTACCGATACCGACGTTGCCGCTGCTGTCGATTCCGCTTCAAGCTCTGCTTTGGCAGCGTTATACTCTGCTTCTTTAACTTGTTTACGCACTAAGTGCGCATAGCTAGGACTACACTTAGCCTTCTTTGCCACTAAGAGCACACCCCAACTAGGGTGTTTCGCCATTACCTCAAGTACCTTCTCTCTCTTACTCACATTCCTCTCCTTAAAATTCCAGCTCAAGCTGGTGTTGGTTTGATGCCGCACCCAATAGCTGCGTGACATCCCTCATGTTGGCTTCATTGATTAGAAGCGCGATCCCCTCTGTCGAGGCAATATCATCTAGGTTCTTCTGCTGCAATGCTGTCGGTTTGTTCTTCCCCGCCTTGCATTCGATACCAAAGAACCGTCCTTTATAACACCCTACTATGTCGGGCACACCGCTCCGACCATATCCACCCGTTGCTGGGTAGAAGTAGTACGCACCTAACGCTTTAAGCTGGTTGGTAATAACGCGTTTAACTTTGGCCTCGGGGGTCATTTGTTCTCCTTGGGAACTGGTATCAAGATTCTTTTTCGAGTTGTTCTTCAACGATCTCAAGCAACCGCGCTAATGAGTCCGCTATGTTATTCAACGCAATGACTACTTGGTCTGTCTGCTCATCGTTCATTACTTGTTATCCTTTAAAGCTTTTCGATCCCTATACCACTGTGCTTGTGACACTATCTCTAACTGCACTTCACTACCGTAAACTTGTTCTAAACTAAGCCTCACTGCCTCGGTATACTCTTCCATCTCTCTATCGTGTTTAGCGTCTCGTTGCTCACGGTGCTCGGCATTCTCAGTAGCTTTCTTGTGCCACGCCATAAATTCTTCGGTGGGCTGACTCATTTCCTTCTGCCACCTATCAAACAGAACTTTATTCCTCGGGGGTCTAGGTAACCTACTCTGCTCGTCGCACCAACTTGAGTCACTAGAGTGCATTGCTTTATAGGGTGTAGCTTTATCACCTGTTAAATACTCATACCCAAGGCGTGCCTCTTCGTCAGAGTAAAAGTCGATTATTATTTCGGGGTATGCAACCCACTCCGCTGGATCTGGGCAGCATGTTTCCCCAAGGTATCGTAAGTAGGTATCTACATTAAAGTTACTAGGCGTAATGCCGTAGCTATACTCCACACGTTTAGCCTTCAAATATTCACTGCTATAGAACCCATGCTTTATATAGTAGATCTGCTTATCTACCTTGGGAGGTATTTCTTCTAGTTGTATATCCAAAACGTATCCTCATTAATTCGTACCCCAACATCGTCTATTGGCACACCCCACTGCTCTGTAATCATGAGCGTAGTGATACGTCCTTGTATCACTGTTGGTAGCTCACTTAAAGAAGAGTAACTCCCTTGTAAGGTGTTGTCAACACATCCTATACCAATACATACTATTTCAACATGTTCTGTATTAGGGCATATTGTTACTAAGTATATAGTGTCTTTAACTATCAGATTGTCGTTACTACACAGTAACATAATACATCCCTTGCGCCCATAGCCCTATACCATCAACGAACTGCCCTTCCTCGGCTATGGTTACCATAGCAATCTTGCGCACAATATTTTCGGGCAGTGTGTCCTCAGTGTAGGTAACACTTGTGTGATCTAATACCTTCATCTTCCAAGCCCACTCACTATCAAAGTCATCGATCTGCACGACATCGAACATCTGCGTCTCATTGCTAGGTAATAAGTATGGGCGAACGCATAGCACGGCTTGAGAATGGGTAGGCTGTTGCCGGTCTTGCAGTAACTGCATGTACTCCATTACTTTAGTGCGTAAGGTAGGTACTATAAACTCATACCCAACGTTCAACATATTCTGTAGTTCATCCACAAAATTAGGGTCGGTTATTACCCCCTCTCTAGCCTCGAAGATAGCGAGAGCATCACTCTTGATATCCTCCTGCCAACTCTTACGTATCTCTGGGGCGTGGTGTTGCAGTACAAACTTGACGACATGTACAGGATCCCAAAGTTTTAAGTAGGCTCGAGCATTGCTAATTGCTTTCTTGAGGTTGGTAGTACGTAGTCGGTACGACTCAGTAGAATCGTAACTGTATTTGTCATTTTGTATATTCGGTGTGCATATCGTAAACGCTGGTATGTATTCTGCGGGGGCATTCCGAGCGTCCATGTACCCTAACCAACCCAGAGAATACTTGTCCTGATCTCTGTACATGTGTACTTTTCTAATGTTACTCCTAGCCCCCTCATTAAAACTATCTTTTACTACCCCAAAATTGCAGTGGGGGAACGATGACTTGACGGCGTTAACATACTTCTCTACCTGTGGCAGCATGTAAATTGGGTCTAGGGATACTAAATCTTTAACCTCTTCGACCACGTTATAACCGATATGTACATTACTAATAAATCTACGCATTGCTTCTCTCCGTTTACTATTTAGTTGATACCTATTGCTACACCTGCTACCCCATGATCCCGTATTGTTAACATGTCCTCTAATGTCATCGCTACGGTATCTACCAACGGGTGCGTTTGTGTTCTGTGCTTGGACGTAGTAACACTGTGCTTATCAATGTTCTCGTACCAAACACCCCTCTCGTATATAAACAACGGCCAATGATATCCATAGCTGTATACAACGTACTTGCTGTAAGGCTGCGCATCATTGTGTGTCCATTGTCCAAACAAGTTATTACCAAGAAATGACGTGCGCTCCTGCACACTACTACGCGCCATGACATTTGTTACCTTTGGACTCCTCATTCTCGCTACCTCTCTATCTCTTTTGATTGCGGCTTCTCTCTGCCGTGTGTACCTTATGTACTCTTTGGTCGATTCACTCACAAACCTTCGGCGTGAATCTCCTACATCACTTAGTGTGGCTAGGTATTCCATCGCTCTTCTCCTTCCATCGTTTAATTATGTTGGCCACGGTCATGTCACTTACACCCACTACCCTACTGATGCGTTTGTAACCATACCCTCGGTTGTGCCGGTCAAGCACCGCTTCTTCCAACTCCGCGCGGGTAGCGTAATTACCCTTAGTCAGGGGTCTACCGTTGAATAGCTTGGTCGATTGGGGGTGACGTTCTCCCGTCATATACATTGTCTCAGTCATGTTCATCCTCATAACTTGTTACTGTCTATGTGTACTACCTTCCCACATGGTGGGTTGGCCCGTCTGTTGTCGATGATGATCCACAGTACTGGGCACGTCCACGTACCCCAATCGCCACCGACATAGCCATCCGTAATCATGATCGCTGCTTGGGGGCGTATCCCGTTGTCAGTCATATAGCTAGGGACACATGATGGACTCGTACCGCCGCCACCCTTGGGCTTGGTCGAACTCTCGTACGTGTCCATGTTGTTGCTGTCGTACACCTCGTCACCACATACCTTAGTGTCCCAATACAACACGCGTAACTGCTCGGGCTTGACCGTGTTTAAGAGCATAGCTGTCTCCGCACGTATGATCGGCATCACCCTGTCCATTGACGCTGACATGTCGGCACCTTCCACCAACTCACCCACCTGCTCACTGATGCCGCTGGGCATATACACATGCGCCATTGTCTTGCGTCGGGGGCGTCGCCACGTTGACATATCATTTCCAGAACATGTTGTCTGTAAGAAATCCCGCAACACGTCACGCCAATTGACTTGGGGTATCGCACTGTCAGTAAACATCTTGTCCAGACCACCGCCCAACTTACCGGCAAGCATGGTGCCTTGGCGTATCGCCTCGTTTACCTCGGCAGTTAGCTCCTTGGTCTCCTCCGGTGTCAGCTCCTTGGCTCCGTCCCAGTCGTGCTCGTCCATACTGCCAGCGTCGGACATGTCCTTACCGTCTTCTTGTTCTTTCTGTAGTATCTTGAACACCTCGCCTGCAGACATGTCTAGAAACCTAGGCTCATATAACCCACCACTGGGCATAACAACGAACGGCTTGTAGTCAGCCTTGCCCTTGGCACGTTCTTGTTCTTCTTGGATGAGCTTGGCATTGATGACGTAATCACACGACATATTTGCCAACTGCCCGTTGATGCGGAACAACTTGTCATAGGTAGCCAGATGCTTGAGAGCTTTGTGGTAGTTCTCGTGTAGCACCGTGAACCTTAACTCGGGATCGGTATGCGCCTCGATGAACCCACGCCCATACCACTCA